TCCAATTGTTTTTGTTTCCATGCTTCTTGACCTTTTTTACGTAGCATGTTTTTTCTAGCCATTTCTTGTTCGTTAGCAATAGTCCCCAACATACTGTTAATTTTAGAATACAAAGCACCTAGCTCATCCCGAAGATCTTCAGGTACGTGATAGATCATATATTCTCTTAATTCTACAGACATGGCTTCCATTTGACTCATTGCTAAAACCCTTTGAATTGCCTTCTCAGCTACAAATCCTGTTGGATCATATTCGTTTTTAGACTTTTCTTCTTCTTGAATAACATAAGACTTTAATTCGTTATATGCTTTAAAAAAAGCAGTTAAATTCTTAGCAAACTGTTGATACAGTTCGGCTTTGGTAATAGGTTCTTGTTTTTGTTTTTTCTTAGGAGTTATTTCTTTGGTTTCTTGAACCACTTCATCAGGTTTATTTGACGAAAATAAATTACTAATCCACCCAAATATTCCTTTAACTTCATTACCAATTGCTTGAACCTCCTTTGCAGTCTTTTGAATATCTTTAATGACTGCTTTTCCTTCTTGGTACATACTACAGAGGTCTTTAATGCCTTTGAAAGCAAAATTAGCAGCAGCAATAAGAGTAAAAGGGTCCACATGAGATTATCCTAGTAATAAAATGTTATTGGGAACATATTGAGTTATTACCCAGTTTGTACCATTAGAAACTAAAGTAGCTGTATCACCAGCAATAGCATTAAGAATAGCAGCACTAGCACTACCTCCTACAAGGGGAATAACATTGCTGCCAGAAGACACAACAGTGTTAGTTTTATAGTTTTGTATATACAAAACTCTACCTGAATAACTAGAAGCTGCTGGAAGAGTAAGTGTTGTAGTACCAGTAGCGTAATTATTAATGATCCATAAATCAGTAGTTCCTACAGTGTAAGTAGCTGTAGTAACAGTAACAGGAGCAGCCGTACTTTGAAACGTTATAGTTGTCCATGTAGGAGCAGCACCTCCATTTGAAGTTAGGAATTGACCAGTAGTACCTACAGCAGTAAAAGCGTAAGCACCACCATTGCCATAAGCTACAGCACCAGCAGTAGGTACAGCAAAACCATTAGTTCCACCATACGCTATTTTTAAAGGAGAACCTAACTTTAAACTTGTAAAGTTACCTGTTGATGGAGTAATAGAACCTATAGCCGTATTGTCTATAGTTCCACCCGTTATAGTAACTCCATTTGAGTTTTGGCTTGCTAAAGAACCATACACTTTGTTACTAAGCTTTTGAAACCAATCTCTCCAGGGATAATTCTCCCCTATAGGATTCTGTGGAATTGGAATATTGACATTAGTAGCCATAATGCTTATTTGTATTTAACGTCTTTACAGTAACCATTCTTTTGAAGCAATGGGAGCATTTCTTCTAGTTTCTCACCTATATCATCTCTAACCATAGGAGAGTTAATCATACAGACTTTCTTTTTGTAAGTATCATAAGCAGCACACTTAGCATCATGAACAGTTTTACCTACACCTGAAACAGTCATCACATAGCTACCTGCTGTAACTATACAAGGCTCAGTGTTTCTACCATCTTTACCTGGTCCAAATCCCATCTTAACTTCTGACAAATGGATGTTACTAGTAGCATCCTCCATTGTTAAATCAAAGATAGGGTAACCTGTATTTTCTTTCTTCTTAACGTTGTTGTAAGGATAGTCTGGTTGAGATACAACAACACCACAAGCAATGCCATCTTTAACTTTAAGAGTATCTTTACCATTAAGAGAGTCAAGCATCCACTCAACAGGATCACCAAGATGAAGAGCTTGTTGGATCTGGAATAAAGGCCATCCAGGACGAGTAGTAAACTCTAGAGGCCAGGGATTACCCTTATCATCAATTATACAGTTAACGTCTATATAACCGCTGTAGCCTATACCATGTAAAAAACCTTCTAAAGGNAANAANACTTTNTCAGCTAACAAACTNTTTTGGGTNTACCTCATCACAGTACCTTGCTCACCAGTAGCAGGACCATAATCCCCAGACATTAGCTTCTTAAACTCCCAGTTCTCAAGAATGTGTTTAGAGAATCCACCTAGACCAAACCAACCACCAACAGCCATTTCACAGCCTTTGTGGAACTCTTGTAGAACAAACTCACCATCGTAAGCATTGCTCTTCTTCCATTTGTTAAGCATAAAGACCATATCTCTCCAGTCTTTAGAACAATAGCTAAGAGCTTTATCTCCGTCACCAACAGGTTTAGATACATAACGTTTGTTCTTATTGGCAAGTATTAATGCTATAGCATCATCATACTTCTTAAACTTTTGCATAGGAATAGTTGCAATACCAGCTCTTTCAAAAATAGCTGAACCGTATTCTCTATCCTGTTCCCACCTAGCACCTTCTACATTGCAACCATAAATAGGGTAGCCTTTACGTCTGTAAGACTCTATTCTTTGAATATACCTACTGTTATCAGTAACAAATACAAGATCAGCCCAATCCATACTAGGCTCCCAATCAGGTACTTTCTTAAAGCAATCCATACCATCACCGTTCTCACAGCGAGTACCATCAAAGTTGTTACGCATATAGACACGAACATTGTGACCATAAGCAGCAGACTTGATAGCCAAGTCCATAGCAAATCCACAATCAAATTGGTCAATGATTAGAAGTTTCATAATTATTTACTTTGTTCAAGTTTTTCTCTACGTTTATCTAACCGTTCTTTTTCTTGGTCGTGTTTAGGAGTCCAATCCATACGACCAGCTTTGATTTCTTTGTCTCTATAGTTCCAAGCTTGTTCTTTAGTAGCAAGTTCACGTTCAGCACGTTGAGCTTTTCTAGTATCAGCATCAGCACCATAAATAGGAAATCCTGCTGTTCCTAGTAACGCACGTTTAACACCTTCACCTTTAGGAGCACTGTCAGCAGCTTGAGCTTGGAAAGGTAACATTCCTTTACTAACAGCTTCTAGTCTACCTACAGCACTTCTATCAACAAGTTTAGGAGCGTTAATACTAGCGTACTCTGTGCCAGCTATACCAATAACAAGTGCTTTAGGAATAAACCCTAGCTTATTAGAAAGGGTTTTATCTGGATCAGAAATCCAATGGTAAGGTTCCATAGCGTGTTTCATGGCTTGCATAGACGTACCATCAGGCCATTCAATACGAGTTGGATCTTTGTTTTCCCATATAGGTCTATTGGCTGCCATCATGTTAATTGCATTTAACAAAGTAAAATATGTCAATGCTGTTTTAAATTGATACAACCTAGCATAGTCTCCTTTAGTTGTAGGAACTGCTAAACCTTTAATACCCTCTACTGGATGCCATGTAGTTGGGTTAAGATCTTTAGGCAAAGCAGAACTAAAGGCTCTAACAGTAGATACAGTCCAGTCTGGAGCAAACAAAGCTATTTGTAATGCTCTACGACCTTCAGGGCTATAAGCAGCTAAAGCAACACGTTTACCAAACTCTGTTCTAGAATCTAAAGCAGCTTGATACCAATTAAGACCACCAGTAGCTTCATTTAAGAACTTAGCTATTTCTTTACGGTGTACTGCTTCATCAAAAGGTTTACCTTCTTTAGAGGCTTGTATACGAGCTTTATCTAAATAAGCTTCAGCAGTTGATAATTTAATACCAGTGTGTAAATAATCCCAAGTGTACTTATCAAAATACCCTAAAGTATATTTCTCAACAGTACTAAGAGATTTTTCTAAGATTCTAGTTTTAGGTCCAAACTTACCAATTAAAGTATCAGCAAGCTTACCTGTAGCAGTTAATATGCCTTGAGACACATCTTCAGGAACACCTAATTGGAGACCATCCTCTCTAATCCACTTGTCAACACTAGAGCCAACACCACCTTTTCTAAATTGTTCTACAGCTTTACTAATAGCAGATAGTTGTATGTCTTTACCAGTAACAGCTTTAACACCCTTTTCTACTAAAGGAAGAACAATAGCATCTTTAATAGGTGACCAAATAGGTATGTTAGCACTAGACTGAACTTCCATTAAAGACTTAGCGTGAAAGAAAGAACCAATAACGTTCATTCGTTTAACAAACTGAGAGATAGAACCAAATGCTTTCATCAAATCATTGGGAGTTGAATCAAATACAAACTTAAGGTGTGGTACTAAATCTTGATGAATAGCGTATCCAACTAATGCTGCATTGTCCATAGTCTTCCAACCATAGGGCAAAGTTTCACCTGCTGCAATAGGTCTAATTAAAGACTCACCATTCTCATTTTTAATTTGTTTAATATTTTCTATTAGATTTTTATTCTCTATAGCTTTTTCAACAGACAGAGCATAGTCTTTATAGATGTCTGCTAGGTTATCTGTTTTAAGTTTAAAGCGATAGTCTTTACCATTATCAGCTAACCACTTGTTAATACCATTGAGATGAATAGTTAAATCTTCACGAGTCTTAAGCTTACGTTGTTCACCGTACTTAGTAGTAGTCTTAGTACCACCTTCAGATGCAACTTCACCATAACCAAAAGCATCTTTTAAAAATTGTTCTAATGCTCCAGGAGGAGCAGCACCCTCTGTAACCACATTACGAGCTACATAGTCTTCATGCCAACCATTGATAACACCTTTTTCTAAAGCACGTTTACCTAGATCATTCATTAGCTGTCTAAACTTATCAGCTATTTCTTTAGCTTTACCAACTAAAGTTTCACCTTTGTCTATATCAAAGCTAAGTTTTTCTAAGTCAACATCTTTACCAGCCATCTCTTTAAGATCACTGGTGTTGTTATGTATGATACGTCCAATAGCTCCTTTAGAATTTAAATTAGTACCAACAAACTTTTCTACTTCTCCAACAGCATCACCCCAAGTCTTTTTATATTCTTGGTATCCCTCAAAGAACTTAGCAGCCTCTACTTCACCATGTTTCTCATAGATTTCTTGAGCTATTTCATTAAACTCTTGTTCATCTTTAATGTCTCTAGGAGATGTTTTAGTACGATCTACAGGAGTTTCTTCTTTAGCAGCATCTCTAGCTTTACGCACAGCACGAGCTTCATCAGATATAGCCACACCACTATCTACAGCAGGTAGTTTTCCACCAGCAGCTTCGTGAGCACCATACAAAGCAGTAGCAATACCTTTGCGCCTATCTTGTTCTCGCACAGAAACATCTATAGGCCCACCGTCAGGCATATAAGTTAACCTTCCAACTTCTTCTCCAGCTTCATTTTTAGCTACTAAAGATATGGGTTCTCCATGTTGCATTCTTACTATGTTTGAAAAAGCATCTGGAGTAGACACAGTACTTATAGATATTTTGCTGCCATCTTTAAGAGTAGTAGTAGATTTACCAGTTGAGCTAGGTGTTTTTGTAGGTTTAGTTACATGACTTGTTGAACCAGTAGCAGCTTTACGTTCGTCTAATGTTTTGAGAGCCGCTTTATTAGTCTGATCTTCATAGCCACCCCTAGTCTGTCCTTCTTTAATAGGAGTTTTAACATGTTCAGCCTCGTGTTGAATAACAAAATCTACCCACTCTTGTGGGGTCTTAAATGTATTTTCAGGTAAAGGTTCTACACCTTCTACCTTTGGAGTAGTCCAAGGTTTATCTTTAAACTGTTCGTACAAGTGATCTATGTCTAAAGCTATTTCTTTAGGTGTTCCATCAGGGTTTCTAATAGTAGTAGCGCCAACTCTAGAACCATCGTCACGAACTTTATTTAAGTTTCTAACAACTGGGACTCCTTCTATTTCTTTAGGTACAGATACTAAATCAAATCTTTCATCTCCAGCTCTACGCAAATCACCACTGTGTAAACCTTCTCCCATTACAGTAGGCTTTTGATCTTTAGATATTTGACCTGTATCTGTAGCTCTATTCCAAGCTTCTTTACGAGTAAGGAAGTTACCTTGCTCATCTACAAACCCTTGTTCATGGGTATCTTTAGTAGCGTCTTTAATGTCTTCTGGGTGTTTAGGACCTAGTTTAGTAATCTCACCAGTAGACTTGTCTTTAATAGCTGTTTCAACAATAGGTATCTTAGAGTCTTTTTGTTTTTTATTCTTTTCTAAACCAGCTATAAATTCTTCTTTACTAATACCTGGAGGAGGTTGTACGTTACTAGTAACATCAGGTTTTTCTTTAGCAAACAAACCTTTAGCTTTATCTACAGCAGACTCACCAACATTAGTGAGTTTAGCTCCTAGTTTATTTTGACCTGGCATAGCTGCACCTGCAACAGCAGACATAGCCAATTTAGTAGGATCAACTTTACCTGTCTCAGCAAACTCACTACCAGCTTCAATACCTGTTTGTAATGCAGCTCCAGTTGCACGTTGGACTAAAGGTTTAGTAAGTATTTTGCCAGCTTGTTCAGCTACAGTCTTAGGAGACATACCAGCCAAATTAACTAGAGTTTGAGCACCAAATGTTCCATAAGGATGTTGTTGCTTTTCTATCTGTCTTTGCTTGTAATCATCTGGAGCAAATGCTTCGTGCATTAAATCTTGAAGCTTTTGTGCAGCACCAGAGGCTACAAGTGCACCTCCTAAACCACCACCTATTTCAATAGCACCCGCTACTATAGGAGCAAAAGGACCACTGACAGCACCTCCAGCAACAGCTACAGGAGCAGCAGCAGCTACACCAGCACCAAAGCCAGCATAACCAAAAGCAGCAGGTACTACAGACTCTATACCAGTACGAGCTATATTGTGGTAACGA